CCGCCGCTTGCAGACGGTCTTGCTTTTGATGCAGACGGAAACGTTATCGAATCCGCAATATCCCCCCCGGTGCGCCGCTGAAAATTTCCGGCGGCGTAACCGCGCTTCACCCACGTTTAGAACCGCCCCGGTCGCGCACATGAGGGGGGGTAACGCAAAATTCAGGAGGTGGCATACATTATATGGCGGAAGAAAAAAAGACATACGAAGATATGTCAAACCCTGAAAAAATTGACGCGAAAAAGCGGAAAATTAAAAAACTTTTCCGTGATTTACCCACAGAAAAGAAGCAATT